CCGCGCTCCGCACTGCAGTTAATCTTGACTATTCGTTGGCGTCGCCCGATAAAGCCCGACTAGCCCGTCTCTGCGTTCCGCCTGCGCCAACGTAGCGCAAAGGGGCTTTACCTTTCAAGATGTAGGGGATATCTGCTCAGTTTTTCCCTGTGTGTGTGCACAATCTTATAACGCCGAAGGGTTTCGTAGGTGCATGGACGAGGAAGAACGTGCTAATTTTGAGGGACAGATACTAGAATTGAAAGAGGAATTAATCAAATATCGAGAAACACCAATGCAAGCCATGTTTAGAATACATGATCCTACGAGGGAATTGAAGCGAATAGCAGATGCCTTAGAACGGCTTCTGAAGTATACAGAGATGAACCTATGATATGCAATATGTGCGATAATGATCTTGATGGCATTGGATATCGAATAATAGCCTTTCACCCGGATCACGACAACGATTCAGAATACTACTGTTCTTCGAGATGTTTCACAGAGGCTTATTCATACTTCCAAAAGAGAAAGAAGTTTTTGGGGATATTCTGATGAACTCACCATCCTTTAAGTTCAGGATTCCAACGACAAGCAAGGCCTATTCGTGGATAATAGAAAAGCAAGACGCTGGAGAGAACGTCAGTCGAGCTCTACGGTTTCTTATCGAGTCTCATGGAGACATGTTCGATACTCTCTATGCCAGAGACGAAGAGATCGTGGCTCTCAAGCGGCAGCTCGAAGCGCTGAAGAACCAGGGGAACTCTCAGTACCAGGCTAAGTTCATCGCCGAAGCTGACAAGTTGGCGAGAATCAAAAAGGCAGATAGGGCCCGGTCTTCAGAAAGATAGATCAGAACGGATGAGTTAATGACCAGGCTCTTGCGTAAATTTCAATCGCTTCATCAACTGCATTCACATACCAGGTCGCCGCAGAGATCAACGGCTCTTTGATCTTCTCTTCATAAATTACTTCAGCACTCCAGGCGATCCGCTCTGGTATCTTTGTAGGCTCTGTAATGAAGTCGATATAATCTTCAACACCTTCGATACCTCCGATTGCAAAAGATGCCACGGCGCCGGCGACCACGATCCCTTCAACGACGTTGATACCTGGTACTGCCGAAAGTATGATGTCGCCCTTCCATATCAGCGCCAGGCCTGCAACTGCCCATAATGTTTCGTCGATGTCCTCAACTGTGAATTTCCGGTCATCAGCCCAGGCCTTTTGTTCCCATATATAGAAAACTGCTAGGCTTCTATACCACTTGGTACGAGTTCCCCACATTCAAGGCCCCGTGGATAATTCAAAAGAGCGTTTCAAACGCATCAAGTAAGGTAAGTCCTTTTCTTTGCCGACCATGATTGCCGTTGCATAATCACAAGGAGGGATTTCTATCGTAGCCGCATTTGCTGGCGTCGGTTCAATATATACTACACGAGTGATATGCAGTTTCTCGACGGCAGTAGCCCCACAGGTGCCCCACTTTGTTTGACTGTATTGGTTTGCATTAGTATTAGTCCCTGCCGCGACGTATTCCCTGGTACTTCCATATACCACCTGAGACATATCGAAAGTGCTCAGTGGGAACCCTGGCAAGTCTCGTGTAGGAAAGGGCACGCCGATCGTAGGGTAAACATAAGCGGCGATTAGATCGGGAGAGTTAACATATTCAGTTGTGATTAAGTCAATGACAAAACAACCAGCTGTCCCTCGCGGTCCCCAGGCTTCTTGAATGTTCACTCCTTGAATAAATGAAGTAAGGTCTTCCAAATTATAACCAGAGAGATCATAGTAACCACGATTAACGAAAGTCGGTTGAAGGGCGTTATCTAATGCTACCCAGTTATCTCCTTGAAAGGTTGCAGGAAAATGCGACGGTGCATTGCCCATCGTTGCGCTAAAGCCATCAAACACCTTGTCCAGTAAGCGCGGACCTTCTAGAGTCATTTCTTCTTCCTCCTTAATGCGGCATGAGTCTTCTCAGCCAAGACGGCAAATTCAGTCCTAGGATGTTTCTTCTTTTGCCTGGCGTATTCCGCCTTGTACTTTAGATTGTAAGCACTCGGTCCGCGCTTGACTTTACCAGGGGCTGGGGATTTCTCGTAGGCTCGGCGTGCTGTCTTTCGTCTTTCGCCCTTCGTCGTCCCACCATCGTGTAGGGATTCTCCGCATCGAGGACAGTATCGGGGCATTTAATCCCCTCAATTGTCTGATGCAGTAGATTGGATCGCTATAGCCATCCAATTTTGTTGCGACAATTTTGCCACTTGGCAGCGTATTCTCACGGTGATATAATCAATAACAGCACCAGAAGCAGAGAGATCGGGACCGGCGTTAAAGTAAAGCGTATCATTAACCACCATGAAAGCATGAGCAAGTGAGGCTGGACCCCACTGATCGGGATACATGTCAGTCCCCTGGCTTGCAATGTTATTCACAAAATCGACATTCAAAGCACCAGATGCTATGAGACTCTGATCGTCGGCTCGAACAAAGGCAGTTCCAGGGTTCAAGTCTGTGAGTTGACAAGTGATTGAACCATTGCCAGCCATCAAACTCCTAGCATCTCCACCGAAATCAACTCCTGCTTGGTAAATGAAATCCACAGCTTCGATCGCAACAGCTTGACCTGTCGGAACATTAACGTAAGCTCCGAGATCAATCGTGCCTTGAATCCGAGCACCGGATGCCGTTGCCGCTGGGATCTGTAGTGTTTCAGTGAGGTAAAATGAACCTGTCATTGCTTTTGCCATGGTACTCGCATGCGGACCAGGCCTAAAAAGCATGGTCCGCGCTCCGCACTGCAGTTAATCTTGACTATTCGTTGGCGTCGCCCGATAAAGCCCGACTAGCCCGTCTCTGCGTTCCGCCTGCGCCAACGTAGCGCAAAGGGGCTTTACCTTTC